CACCACATCGTAGCCCTTCAGCTTCTGGACCAGCTTGTCGCGGCAAGACTTGGCGAAGGGCAGCAGTTCACCGCCGACCTTGCCACCCACGAACAGGGTGCCCCACTTCTGCACGTAAGCGGGGTGCGCGAACGTAATCAGGTCGGGCTTGAAGTCAGCCAGCTTCATTAGTTCACTGGTGACTTGCCACTCCCACTCCGACATGACACCGCCGGCAGCAGCATCGACGGAGGGCCAATCAACTACTAAGGCAATCTTCATTCACGTGCTCCTCCGCTTTTTGTAAACCAGCCAAGCAGCGTACGCGAGCGAAGCATAGATCTTAGCGATAATCAATCCGGGTGCCCAGCTAACCGTTCCGAATGCCAGCCAAGAGAAGAGCAGGCTATCGAGAACTGCGCCGACCATGCCAGACAGGAGTACCGCTAGGGCCATGCCCCGCTTACGAAGCCGGTCATACACAGCAAAGTCTGCGAGTTCGGACAGGAAGAAAGCTGTCGCAGAGGCTACGGCAAGGGCTGGGGAACTGAGTGCCAACGACAGGACAGCGCCCGCAGCAACCAAGGCCAGAACCCACGCCCGACCTAGTGTCTCCTGTACAACATCACGAAGCACAAGCGCCGCACCGATAATCAGGACACCGGAGGGAGCCATAAGGCTGGGCGCTACAGGGATCAGGCATGGACCGTTGGGTATGCAGACCGTGCCTACGTTGGCAATCAACCAGTTGGCAATCGGAATGCAGGCCAAGAAAGCTCCAGCAAGAAGGTACTTCATGTTACAGTCCTTTTCGGTGTAGGGTTTTGAGCATCAAGGCGGGCTGCCATTTGCTCGATGTCTTGTGCGCGTTGGTGACGCGACCCTTTGTGGTTGCGAGCTATGTTGGTACTGTCGGCACTGGCGAACGGCCAAGGACCTTTGCTGGCAGCAGACATGGCGCGCAGCATATGTATCCAAGGCTTGCTGCCAGTCTTTATAGTTATCTCCCAGGCGCTGTCAATCCTAGAGTTCCAGTCGGAGGTTCCGATTGTCGCGTACGCACCTGAACTTCCGAAGCAAATCCTAGGCCATTGATCTATCAGCCTTTTAAGCCGATCTAAACTTTCGTGGAGATGCCAGACGGGAGCCACCAATTCTTTGCGATAGGGGTTGCCCTTCAGCAAATCATCATTGGCCTGCTCGTCACCATCTATTACATCCGGGAGAACTGCCCAGTGCGGAGGCGCCAACCTAGGCTCCAGCCACTTATAATAACCATCCCAATCAGCAGGCTTCCCCTTCGTCCAAGAAGTGAAAGCTCCGTTGTCCATCATCACCGACGCCCCGTTTCGCGTACACCAATCTATGTCGCGTGGTTCAGCGTAGGAGATACAGAAGTGCCTGCCGATTAACTTTTCTAGGTCTGCCCTCGGCGTGATGGGAGTGCCATGATAGTGAATCATGTTGCAGTCCCCACAGATTGTTTGAAGCTGTCTTCAAGGGGAAGCTCCATCTGCGTAGGCTGGATCACAACGAACGGACTGTGCCGCTCGGGCTTCGGCATCTCAGTCCCATGTTCTTGACGCCACCGCTCACGCTCAATCTCCAGCTTGGCGGAGGGGCTGTAGTTCCTACACATGTTAGCGTTCCCTGTAGAAGATGATGTCGCCTATCCTAGCAGTCCGTTGTAGATGGGGCCAGCGCCGAACGCTTGTGTCGTGGAAGAAGATCGCGCCGTCTGTCAGATCGGGATGATCGAAGACCGCAAGGTAGGCTGCGTAGTTGGCGATCTCCCATGCACGTTGGTCGCGGGGACGACGGGCCGCGTTAGTGCAGACCCATGTGAACTGGCAGGTGCCCGCGTTCCGCTGGTAGACGACGGCACAGAGGGTGTTGCCGAAGCGCCCATCTTCTGCCCGGTTGATGACGACCTGGGCCACAGCAACCTGCGCGTTGAAGGGCTGGCCCCTCGCTTCCCAATAGACTGCTTGCGCTAGACACCGCATCTCCCGCAGCGGGTCAGCAGCCTTCGCCACAACAGGGAGCAACGACGCCAGCAATGCCAGCGCCGCCAGCCGCCACCTCACCGGCCTTCTCCCACATCATGATCGTCGTCATCCCAGACTCCGAACACGAACATACAGACGAGGATTACTGTCACCAGTACGAACAGTCCTTCGTACCACATCACGCCTTTTCTCCCATGAGAATTGCCCTCATACCATCGGCTGCCACCGGGTAGCCGGCTTCGCGTAGCGCGTCTTCCGCTGTCTTCACCGCCCTGCGAAGCCTGTCAATCTCAGCGACCTGCGCGCAGGCACCCGGTGCCGGGCAGCCAATAGGCTCCGGAGTGGAGGGACCGAAGGTGCGCCCGCCCAACGTAAGCCGCAGACTGGCAACCTCGGCCCGCAGCTTGTCACGCGAGGCGAGGATCGCTTGGAAATCCTCGATTGTTAGAACAGGCCGCTCGCCCGCTGCCACAAGGATCTCGGTCACGCGCTGCCGCAGTTCATGCGACGGAGTTGATTCGGTATGGAAGACTTCGAGGATCATAGCGTCATCTCCTAGACAGCGGAAAGGGGCAGACCGAAGTCCACCCCTCCCCTGCCCTACTTGTTAGCGGATACTCACGCCGCCTTCTTGTTGTTGTTATACCAGTCCACCGAGTAGTAGCGGTCCACCTTCAGGCGCGGCGTGTTCAGCGGGGTGCCGTCCCGGTTGGCAGTCTCATGCGAGATCGTCACCACCACGTCGTTGCCCGGCAGGATGTCCGCCGTGTCACGGATGGTCTCGCCCACCACATCAGGAGAGATACGCGCAAGGCGTTCCTGCACGTAACCGATAGTCTTCTCCGTAATCCACTGCGTGTCACGGAGGCGGCACTTCGCCAGTTCCACGCCTTCCATGTCTTCACCGTGCATCGGCTCGACCATCGTGTAGGTCAGCTCGATGCCCTGCGTACCGGAGTTCGCCTTGACGAACTTGACGGACTGCACCGTCACCAGATAGTCACCCGCAGGAGCCTGCCGGAAAGCCGGGCGCTCGGAAGCGGTGTTCTCAATGACGGTATCGAAAAGGTCAGCCACTTGTCTTCTCCACTTGGGTTTGTCACTACGAGGTGACGGGGATACACATACATCTGGAGCGCGTCCCCGTCAAGCACTATCTCCAGAAATCTTTTAGGGCTTAGGCTTCAGGTCGGCACCGTTGCCTGTGTATACATGAGCATAGATTAGCTCCTGCTCGACCTGCTGGAAAAAAGATTCCAAGCTGGGCTTACGGGATTCCGGGTAACCTTTCTCTCCGTACAAGTCTCCGATACGAAGAGGCCCGCCTTTGAGCCGTAGCTCTTTTGATACGAAGTATTTCTTCCCGCCGGGCAAGCGCATGTTAGCGGCTCCCGGTCAGGCGGTCAAGCATGGAGGCGAGGTCGAAGTCCTCGACCTGCTTGATGAGGTTGGGTGCGGAGGTACGGAGCGAAGCCTTGTCGGTCGCGCCGGTCTTAAAGGTACGCTTGCCATCGCGCCCCACTTCGAGGTGCCAGATGTCAGAGAAGTAAGTCTGCATCTTCTTCGAGAACTTCTCCCCGATGCCGACCGGAATGTCACGGGCCTTACCCACGATCTTCCCCTGGTCGTCCTTCTCGCCGGTCTGCATCAGGTGCGTCAGCACGATGACGGAAGCACCCACCTTGGGTCCGGTCAGGTGATCGAGGATCGCACCGTAGTAGCGGCCCGCCACATTGTAGAGCGAGCGCAGGTCACGCTTCGTCTCAGGGTCTTCGTGTGCGGCCAGCAACAGCATCTCCCCAAGGAAGGTGCCGCTGTCGATCACGATGACGTCTTTGGCAGTCAGACCCAGCACCGGGCCAAGGTCTTCGGTCGGCGTCTTCCAATGTTCCAGCAGCTTGCAGAACTGGCGCATGGAATCGACCGCCTGCTTCGGAGCGATAGAGGTGCCCGCGAACAGGTTGGTGTTGGTGATCTTCGCCACCGCATAGGTGTTGATGTAGACGTCGGCAGCGCCCGGCTTCAGGTAGGACCCGATGACGCGGCTGTTGCTGTCGAAGTCATGGATCAGCAGGCGGTAGCCAGAGTTGGCAAGCTGGGCCAGCGCCCCCGTCTTACCGGAAGCGGGCTCGCCGCAGATCAAGATGCGCGGTGGCAACGTGGTTGTTTCGAACTTAGGCACTGAAGAGAGTCTCCTCTACGGAAGGGATACGATTGTTACGTGGATCTGTTTGCCATTGCGGACACAGGTGCGCCACCTGACACCAGTCTTGGCATCGCACAGCTTCACCTGGCCGGTGTTCTACATACAGGCCCGCACTCGTACTTGCAAGCTGTTCCGCTTCGACCGGATTGTCGAACAAGCGGACAGCCTTCACCGCACCGCGCTTCATCACCGCCCACTTAGCGGGACGCGCCCACACATCCTGCTCGGAACAGGACTGCGCCTCGGCTGCCTGATGCAAGCGGATGCGTTCTTCGATGAAGGCGTCGGCCTGCTCGGGTGTCCACAGCGGCACACTCATAATCAGCACCGGGGCTTGAGGGTAGTCTTGAGTCTGCTTGCTGCGGCCCTTCGACCAGTCGCGCAAGATCGCGATGACTGACATGGCCGGTATGACCATGCCCTTCTCACGCTCCAGCATGCGCCGATAGATGTTAGTCTGCTGCTCCCATTCACGGGGCACCTGCCCGGCCTTGATCTTGGCGACCGACGTCAGCTTGAAGTCCAGCAGTTCGCCGGTCCCCAGTAGCAGGTGATCGACCTGGCCCTTCACCTTCCAGCCGAGATACTCCGCATACAGCGTGGCCTCCACCATGACGAAGGCGTCGCCATCCGCTGCCCGCTCGATGATGTGGTGCATCGACTGGCCCTGCAACGAATAGATCCGGTCGCTCACATCCTCCTCAAGCTCATCGTCATGTTCGAGCTTGAGCCTCCGCATCTGAGGGGGCACCAACAATTCCGTTACCGAAATGTCAGCCTCCCCTTTCGTATACGAATCATTCTGCACCGCCCGGACAATCGCCTCGGGCAGCCGCAACTTATTGGTCAGCTTCATGCCCCGCCTCCCCAAGTGCTGCCGTCAATGGTATTCGGCATCGCGGATAGCCCTCCCAACTGCCAAGAGCGCCAAGCCCATGCCGAAGAATCCTATCGCACTTGCAAAGCCGCTCGCATCATACACACCATACGTCAGCATCGACCAGCCCATCAGGAATAATGTCGAGTGGCTCATAGCTTGGCGTCCAGCAGGTCGGCGGGCAGGGGGCCAGCCTTCTTCTTCTTGGCTACGGCGTTGGCCTTCTTGATCTTGGCCGCACCCTCGGCAATGGCAGCGTCATCACGGCGGGCCTTGCGGTTGCGCTCGTTGATCTTGCGAAGCTCGGCCACGATGAAGTCGATGTCTTCCTGCGTGGTTTCCTCGGGATCGCGCGCGAAGACCTGGGCGCGGGTGAGGCGGGTCAGAACAGGAGGATTATCCACAGGCCCAGCAGCAGGTGTATCAGTCGCATCGTCGCTCATCTCTGTGTCTCCGGAAAGGGGTGAGAAGGGGAGAGCTGAAGCCCTCCCCAACCTGTACGTTAGTCTTCGCTGCCGTCCTGACCCAGCCAGAACAGGAAGTCTTCCTCTTCCTGCGCCGCATGTGCCGCGTCCATGTCATAGATCGGCTTGCCCTTGAAGATGT